TTGTTAAACTAAACAAGAGTGACAGGTCTAAATTTGTTATAATCGCATGATAACTGGAGCGCAATAATGGCAATATCTACATATGACACACTAAAGTCTGGCATTGCAGATTTCTTAAATCGTGATGACCTGACAGCTGTTATACCTACTTTCATTGATATGGCAGAAGGTCAACTTAACCGCGATGTGCGTCACTGGAAGATGGAGACAACAGCGCAGCAATCAGTAACCGATGATCTGGCTACGTTGCCTACTGACTGGCTAGAAACTAAAAATGTCCAGTATTACCCAGATATCAATGATACTACTAAGTTTCATCCGCTAGAGTATTTATCACAAAACGCGCTAGATGAGCGCAAAATGAACAGTGAAAATAAAATTGGCGAACCGCAATATTACACGTTTTCTGCCAATGCGGGCGCAGGGCAGTTTATATTATTCCCGCAGCCAAAAGCTCGCACTGACGATAAGATCGTTCTGTCTTATTTGCAGGAGCTTAATCTACAAACAACAAACTGGCTTATAGAAGATTACCCTGATGTGTATCTATACGGCTCGCTAATACACGCTGCTATCTACCTAAAAGATGACGAAAGACTAGCATTGTTCTCACAAATGTATGGTGCAGCGGTACAGAGAGTTAACGCATCATCTGACGAATCTGAATACAAGCACGACAGATTAAGAACACGTAAGCTAGGCTTAGATACAAGCCGTTCCAAACAACCAAATCATGTACGCTGGAGTTAAGTAATGCCTACTACTACAAGCACCTATTCTTTCAAAAAACCTATTGTTGGCGGTGACACGGACAATTGGGGTGACAACCTAAATGATAACTGGGATGCAACAGAGAGCATTTTAACTGGCGCAACCGCCATACAGAAACTAGGTATTGGTACAACAAACACAACAGCCGTGCCGTTAAAGGTGTCGGTAGCTAATATTGCTGATGTGGTTTCTACCTTCAATGGTGTAACGCAATTTACAGGTGACGTAAAAATTACAGGCAATATAAAAAACTCTGATAACACTACTATTTTAGCAGTTGGAAGCGACTCAGTAGCTGCCGTTTTCACAGGCAACGTAACTGGCAACGTAACAGGGAATGTAAGTGGCGATGCGGGGACAGTTAATGGAAAAACGGTGTTAAAAAATGTCCCTGCTGACGCTAATTTTTCAGACACCAACACGTTTAGAGCGATTCACGATAGCCCTGTTAATAACGCGACTACTACAAGTATTAGCTCAAATTGGGCGTTTGATAATGTTAAAACAGCTGTGCCAATAGATGCTTTGTTTACAGACACAAACACTACATATTCCGCAGGAACAGGCATAACGTTAAGTAATGGAGAGTTTAGTGCTGATGGGTCTAACATCAACGCGGGTAGGGTAGACAGCTTTCATATTTCAACTGGCTCTGGCACTGAAGCTGACACCATTTATTTCAGGACTTAATAATGCCTATTTTTGTTGGTGGCACAGAAATTACAGACATTAAAATCGGTAGCACTGAGATTAATTATGTGTATGTGGGTGCGAATAAGGTGTGGGAACGTGCTACAACTTACAGCACAACCTATCAAGACCAAGACAGTATGTTTACCAACACATCTACAGGCGGTGCAACACAGTACAACAACCATAAAAAACGTGGGTATGTTGAGAATAATTGGGTTGGTTATATAACTAGCCCTATGGGGTCAATAACGCCAACAGCGTTTACTTTATCCTCGTATTCAGGAGCTACCCCTACGATAAATACTTTGGCTAGTGTTTATATTTTCCGTAGTAATATAAGTTATTACCATAGTGGTACTACTACTTATAATAAAACACGTTTTGTTCTTAACGGCTTGGCAAATAATGACGGTTGGTCAACAGTAGAGGTAGACGGTACTACATACAGCAGGTCTTCGGCTACGCATTCTCAAGCTAACGGTAAAACAACTTGGGAGTGGAATAATTCTACCTTAATGCCAAGTGCTAACAGCACTACTACGTTTGAGATTAAATTCAAATAAACGGTGTAACCATGCACAAAATTACAGGAAACACAATGACTGAAGAATCGAAACAAGCAATTGATGTGATTGCTGCATCAACAGGCGTTATGTCCGTAGCTGCATGGTTGCCACCATTAGCCAGTATATTTACTATTATCTGGCTAGGCATAAGAATATATGAGTCAGAGACGGTGCAGAAGCTATTAAAGTGAGAAAGGCTTGGTTTGGTTTATTATTGTTTGGCGTTATGGCTAATGCTCAGAATAATCAAGAGGGCAGCCTAAACACTAGCGCCATTGACAGTACGGTCAGTAGTAATAACGTAAGTGAAGACCACAGTGTCAGCAATACGTATCAAGGTGCTGGCAGCTCATCAGAGATACCAGTAGGCAGTGCGATTAGTCCTAGCTACATGAGTAGTGGGTCAGATACGTGTTTACAAGGCATTGGCGGCTCGTTACAGACTGTTGCAGTTGGCTTTTCATCTGGTAAGTACGTTGTTGATAAAGAGTGCCAGAGAATAAAAGACGCAAAGATGCTGGCTGACTTAAACCTAAAGGTTGCTAGCGTGTCACGACTTTGCCAGTCACCGTTAGTGTACAGAGCCATGCTAACCGCTGGAAGTCCGTGTCCGTTGATCTTAAATGGCAAGTTAATAGCAGGAAGAAAAGGGTTATTAGTAATAAAGCAACAGCCAGAGCTATATATTCCAGATTACTTGGAGCATAAAGACTGGTACAACGGGGTGTTGGGAATTGGCAAAAAGGTGGAAGACAATGTTGAAGAGGATTATATTTCTATTAGCGATAAGTACCGCAGCTCAAAGCAGTGAGCATAAAAACCTGCTTAACAGTAGCGGAGATATCGTAGGTCAGATAGACCGTGCTATTAAGTTAGCTGGTGCAGGCATGGAGTACGCGCATCAGGGTGTTGGAATTAGTGATGGTACATTGTCTAGCACAGCGCACATCAGTACAGAAATGCTAGACGCTTACAACACCGCTTTATCCAACTACGCTAGCAACTACTCGCCACATGGTGACATCAGGCAAGTGCTTGAGCAAAAGGCTGAAGAGCATTTGAGCATCATGCACGACAGTGTAGATCAGTTTACTGAAGTGGTTGTATCTATGAGTACCGCTATACAGGTAAACGAAAAAGTCGCAGAAGCCGTCACCCCCAATGACAAGGCAAAGGTTCAAGAGTTTGTGCAGGCTAACCAAGATATGCTTGTAATTACCGAGCAGCAGACAGAAGAATTTAACCAAGCAACTGACGACATAGAGACAAATGCTAATGCGGCAGCAGTGTACCTAGCTGTCGCGGCAAGCGATGCTGCTACCTACCTACAAGATAGTATCGAGGACAATAACACTACAGCTGATGATGTTAATATATTCTATGACGCTAACGAGCAATGGGTGTCGATGGGATATAACACTACACGTAACCTGACCGTAGTTATGCTAGCAGGCAATAATGACTTTGGATTAGACCTGTACGCATCAGAGGCAGAAATACTGGCGTTAGGTGCTGAGTCAGAGTTTTATCACACATCGCCTATAGCACAGGGCTATGATTGTTTCTTTAATATGGATTGCGAATGAGTTTAGCAGATACAGAATTATCAATTGGTGGCGTTAAGCTCAAAGGGATCTACATTGCTGTGGTGTTTTCACTTGCAACAACGATTGGCTCATTTATCTGGGCAGCCAGCAGCTTATACGGCAGACTAGAGACAGTAGAAGCTGTAACCGTTCCTGATGTTGCTCCTATTGAGGAAGAAATTAAGCTAATACAGCAACAATTACAAGATAACGATATAAGCCAGTTAAGCGCTAAATTAGCCACTTTAGGAACAACCCTATCAGTTATGGCAGAAAGCCAAAAAAACCTCTTAGAACTGCAATCAGACGTATCTGAGCTGTCTAAAGAGATAGAAGGGATGAAGTCAGTAGTTAAGCAAGCAGAATTAGTGTCCGAGTCGATGACAGAGCTTAAAGATGAGTATAAGGTTATCGAGAGAGAAATTTCTGACCTTTGGATGGGGTTAGACCATGTTAGTGACCCATTGAGGTAATAAATTATGTGGCAAAGTTTAATATCACCAATAGCTAACTTAGCTGGCGGTTACATGAAGAACAAGGCTGAACAAAAGCAAGCTCAGCACAAAGCTAAGATGACCATGATCGAAAATGATGCTGACTGGGAATCTAAGATGGCTGAGGCTTCAAAAGACAGCTGGAAAGACGAGTATCTAGTAATTTGCCTCACAGCTCCTATCGTTTTTATAGGTTATGCAGTAGGTGTAGATGACCCTACAATTATCGCCAGAGTGGAAGAAGGTTTTGCAGCATTGTCGCGCTTGCCTGAGTGGTATCAGTATCTATTGTTTATTGCGGTCAGCAGCAGCTTTGGTATTAAAGGCGCTGATAAGTTAATGAGTCTAAGGAAGAAGTAATGCCATTAATTAGTTTAGATATACCAGCAGGCGTAGTTAGGCACGGTACAGAGTCTGAGTCAGCAGGGCGTTGGATAGACGCAAATTTGATGCGCTGGGAAAACGGCAGCCTAAGAACAATGGGGGGCTGGCGACAAAAAGAAGATCGTACGAACACTGCTAGCGCAGTTGGCGTTACACTGGGGACTGGTCAAGTTGCAAGAGGCATGGTTAGCTGGAAGTCAAATGACGGCAACGCACATTTATCTTGCGGTACTTACAACAAGCTCTGGCACGTTAATGCGGCTGGTACTGTAGCTGATATAACGCCATCTAATCTTACAGCAGGCAGTGTAGATGCAGCGCAGAATGTAGGGTACGGTGGGTACTTATATGGCAAAGGTACTTATGGCGTAGAAAGACCAAGTGGTGGCATTATACAAGAGGCAACAACATGGTCTGTGGATTCTTGGGGAGAATACTTAGTAGGCGTGTCGTCAGACGATGGTAAGCTGTATCAATGGCAGTTAAACCCAAACAATCCAGCAACGCTTGTAACACAAGCGCCAACGTCAAATAAAGCTATAGTTGTAACTGAAGAGCGTTTTGTGTTTGCTCTAGCGTCAGACGGCAATCTAAGAAAAGTAGCATGGTGCGACCAAGAAAATATTACCCAGTGGGCAACAGCAGCAACTAACCAAGCAGGCGATTTTGAGCTGTCAACAACTGGCGAGATAATGTTAGGAATAGGAACGCGTGGCAGAACCTTGATACTTACAACTGTCGATGCGTTCACTGCTACGTACCAAGCCCCGCCAACAGTTTATGGTTTTGAGCAAGTTGGTAACAATTGTGGCGCAATATCTCGGCACTGTGCTGCTGCTATTGATGAAGGTGCATTCTGGATGGGTACAAATGGCTTCTTCATGTATAACGGCTCAGCAGTACAAGAGATACCATGCGATGTGCATGACTACGTGTTTCAGGACATAAATATAAGTCAGCGCACAAAAACAACGTGCATACATAATGGTCAGTTTAACGAAATCTGGTGGATTTATCCAAGTGAGGGCAGCACAGAAAATGACAGGTACGTTGTCTATGATTATAAAGAAGGTCACTGGAATATAGGGAATCTAGATAGAACTTCAGGGATTGATGCTGGTATTTTTTCGCATCCTATTTTTGCCGCGCCATCAGGCAAAATATATGAGCATGAATTTGCATTTGAGACTCCTGACTACACAGATCATGCGCGCGCAGAAACTGGGAAAATACGAATTGGGAACGGTGATAACATCATGGAAATTACACAAATCATCCCAGACTATACATCGGATGGTGATGTAATGTTTGCGTTAACGGCTAGAAATTACCCAAATGACCCAGACTCGCACAGTGTAGCGCACAATGCGTTTACTAGCCCAACAGATGTGCGTATAGCGGGCAGAGAGGTGCGCCTAAAAGTAAGGCAAGGTGATTGGACATTGACAAGCGCAGTGGTCAGCCATGTACTACAGGTTGCATCCAATTCGCATCCAGACTCACCGTTTAGAACAGTGTTAAATGGTAGGATGGTAGGCGATGTCAGTGGAAATGGCGATATAGCTTCATATGATGCATTAAGTATACAACGGTACATAGATGAAAGTGAAAATTTAGAGTTGCACATAAAAGATTACATAAGATCAACTTTAATACCGTTTTTAGTAACCAGCTTGCCTGCGACATCTTCTTTTGTTGCACAAACAAGCGCTGGTAGAGCGATAACACTTGGAACTATTAGCTTAGATGTGAAAGCAGGTAGCAAGCGATGAGCGTAGAGCGACCACCTAGCGCTGGGCAAGTTAACTACAAGCATTGGGCAGAGCGATTAAATGACTATTTAGTTAGAACGCGCTCGCATCTTGCTCATTATATATCAGGCTCTACTGCGTATAGAGAAGGTATGCTGGTTTGGGATGACGTTAATAAAACAATTTTATACAGTGGCAACGGACAGTGGAACACGATAGGTAATGGTGTTGCTGGAGCTGATGGCACAGACGGCACTAATGGCACTGGATTCACTGGTGGCTCATACAACTCCAGTACTGGAATAATTACCTTTACCTCAAATGATGGACTAGGCTTTTCAACCACTGATGTGCGAGGCGCTGACGGCATTGCAAACTACCCTGATGTAACCGCACTTTATTACAACGGCAATGTAAAAGCGCAGGCAACAGCTGACGGTGTTACAGTTACAGGTGACGTAGAAGCAACAGAGTTTATAGGTGATTTACGTGGCGCTGTAGTGTTCAAGGCGAAGGCAGGTGAGGCGCTAACAAAAGGTGATGTGGTTTGTATTTCTGGCATATCAGGCAATACTACCGTAGTAAGTAAGGCTGATGCTGATGATTCTACAAAAATGCAGGGATTTGGTCTAGCAGCTATAGACGCTAACAACAATGCTAACCTTGAGGTTTACACATTTGGTACGTTACACGGCTTAGATACTAGCAGCTACGCATTAGGCGCTGAGCTATACGTAAGCACTACAGCTGGGCAGTTAACAGATACACCGCCAACAGGGGAAAGCTCTGCACTGCAAAAAATTGCAAAAGTTACTAGGGTACACGCTACATCTGGCTCTTTGAAAATCATGGGTGCAGGTCGGATTAACTCTACACCTAATCTAAACAGTGGAAATATCTTCATAGGCGACAGTAATAATCAAGCCGTAACAGCTAGCCTAGCTACACAGGTTTCTACCTTAGAAACAAGCCACGATGATGTGCTTCAAGATGGAGACTTTGCCTCAGAAGGCTTGATGAAGCGAGATGCTACTTCAGGCTCGTATTCTATAGTCACAGACAACTCTGGAAATTGGAATACAGCGCATGGGTGGGGTAATCACGCAGATGCTAGCTACCTAACGTCATATACAGAAACTAACAACTTATCTACAGCCGTAATTTGGGCTGACGTACCTAATGTCAACATTACAGAAGGTAGCGTAACACAGCACCAATCAGCTATAAATGCAGGTGTAAGTATTACAGAGTCACAAATAAGCAACCTGCAATCATATCTAACAGCAGAAACAAGCCATGCTGATGTATTAGTAGATGGTGACTTCACTAGCAACGGCTTAATGAAGCGCGATGGTGCGGGTGTTTATAGTGTAGACTCTAGCACCTACGCAACTGAAACCTATGTAGACACAGCAGTAAGCAACCTTGTGGATTCTGCACCTGCTACGTTAGATACTCTAAACGAACTAGCATCTGCATTAGGCGATGATGCTAACTTCTCTACCACAGTAACTAATAGCCTTTCAGGCAAAGCTAACTTATCAGGTGCTAGCTTTACTGGTAACGTATCAAGTACAGGAACAATCAGTGCAAATAACTTTAGCTCAACAATAGGTTTTAGCTCACAGTATGGTAATTACTCTAGTCAAACAGGTAATATTACAACAGGGGGTACAATCTCAGCAGGCTCAGGAACAGTGTCAGGGGGTACAATCTCTGGCTCAACATTCGCTTGTAGCGGGAGTATGGGATTAGCAGGAAACATCTCAGTAGGTGGTACTGTTGATGGAAGAGATGTAGCTACAGACGGCACTAAACTAGACACAATAGAAATAGATGCAGACGTAACGGATACAGTTAACGTAACTGCCGCAGGTGCATTAATGGATTCAGAAGTAACTAACCTAGCACAGGTTAAGGCTTTTGATTCTTCTGACTATGCGACAGCCGCACAGGGTTCTAGTGCAGATACAGCTTATAGTTGGGGAGACCACGATGCTGTGGGTTACTTAACCACCTTTGACATTACAACGCAGACTGACCCTAAGTATCTTAGAGCAGATGCTAGTGATACGACTACAGGTACTATCACTGCCGCAGGTTTATCAACATCAGGTAATGTT